ATTTCCTATAGCTGTAAAATCTTCTGGTTTTTCTGGATTAGGATATTGTTGCATAATACTATCAATGGCATTTTGCTTTTGCATTCTTGGGTCACCGCCACCAAACATACCTGCTAAACTCATAAGTGAGGCATTATCTCTATCACCAAGTAATGAAGAGTTGTAGTACATTCCGTATCGTTTACCACCACCACCTACTTGTCCTGCCTTTTGAGCATCAAGTTCCATTTGTCTGTCCATAGCATATCTTGTATCAAACATGCTTGGCATTGAAAATTGTTCTGCCATTCTAATCTCCTAATTAACTAAAGATGCTTCCTAAAATAGATCCCCATGCATCACTTTTACCTTTTGATTTTTTTGCAGCTTCCATTGCTTGTAAATCGTACATTGCAGTTGAAGCATTACTAACACCTAGCATATTTGCTTGTGTGTTAGGTGTAGGCATAACTTTCATGTTGTTAGCTATGTTGCCTAATAAACCCATTTGCGTAATATCTTGTCTTTGCCTGTCCATAGCACTTTGATATAGTCCTTGTGCTTCACCAAAAGCTGCATTTTCTAACTGCATATTTCTTGAATCAATTCTATCACCTGCTGCTCTACTACCATAATATTTTGCAGTTGTAGACGCACCTGTATTTTGTTCTCTTTCTAATCTTCTAGCTTCTTCTATTGCATCTGACTCTGCATATAAAGCTCTTTTTTGATCAAATCTTCTTTGTGTCATAGCATCTATACCACCTGCACCAAGAGCCTCTGCTTGATTACCAAACATATTTTGTCTTGCAAACATAGCATCATAGATAGCTTGATTTTCATCAGACAAAGCTGTAGTAAGCATGTTTTTTTCTCTATCCCAACGGACAGTACCACCTACTCCAGTTACATCTGGTGTAGATCTTTCAAAAACTCTTTTATCTAATTCGTTTTGATAGTCTAAATCCATTTGAGCAAATTCAGAACCTCTACGACCACCACCCCCAAAACCACCTAAAGGAAAACTAAATCCACCTCTAGGTTTTCTAGTTTGACCTCTATTCATTCCTTCTTGTCTAAACCTAAAATCTGCTTCGTAATTATTGGTTGGGTATCTATTTGATTTTGATTGATTGTATCTTTGTGCAGCAGTTGTTCTAGGTGTGCCAGTAGTATAATTACCTTGTGCCCCAGATCTATCACCACCATGAAATCCTCCGTGTGCCATTTTTATCTCCTATGCTGTGCGTTTCCACATGTGAACTGTCACAGATGGTTGTAAGTTATTGTGAGCCGAACCACTTCCTACTGAACCAGTACTAATTGCTGAATTAGAAATACCAGCAGATGCATAAGAAGGTTGGAAATTATTATTTGGTGGCCCGGTGTTAAAAGTTGTTAAAGTATGCGTGTGAGATGGTAGTTGTGCAGCAGTTAATGTATGTGTTTCAGCACCAAGATTTTCATCTAATGCATCAAACGTACCACTACCTGCTTTACCTACTAAAACTCTACCTTCGGCGTAAGCTACCCATGTTCCTACGCCTAATAAAGAAGCTGGGTTTGTAGCTACTGCCATATTAGTATATATAGAACCTACTGGATAAACAATATTATTGATTGCTGCTGCATCTAAAGCTGCAACAGCTGTTGTAACAAAAGCTGTACTAGCTGCTTGTGTAGTATTCGTACCTGCATTTGCTGTTGGTATAGTTGGTACACCTGCTACAGTTAAATTATCTATTGCAAAATCTTCAGAAGAATTACCATTAAGGTCTGCTTTTGAATTTATTGCTGTTCTAACTGTTGTAAATTCTGAATTAAAATCTGCACCAGAGATTACTTTGGCAGCATTGCTATCCGAAAGTCCATCTTTTCCAGCCCAATTTACTGCTATTGTGTAATTACTCATCTAAGTTTCCCCTGTAAAGATATTATTGATAATTCTTGTAATGATGTATCGTAACCATTTGATACAAAGTTTAAATTTAATTTTAAATTTTTTGCCGATCCTGTTAATGATGTCATATATTCTTGTAATCCAAATAAAGGTGTAAATTTAGACGCACCAAATAAAGATGTAGCTGCACCCCATAAAGCAGTAGTGCCAGAAGTTGAAGGTGCTAAACTAATTTGTGTTGTTGCTGATGGTGTTATAGAATAATCTTTATACCATTGTATTCCTAGAGTTGCACCAGAACCACCTTCCATAACAAACATTAATTTTTTTAATATTGAGGCAGTAAAACTTTCACCTAATGTAATCCATATAGAAGATACATCAGCAGCAATCCCAAAATTAGTAAAAACAACTGCACTAGACACAAATGACATATCGGTATCAAAATATCCTTCATAACCTGCAATACTCCCATCTTTTTGACCAATTAACAAACCACTAAATAATTCTGTATTAATCATACTCGCTGGTTCTCTATCATTTTCAAATGTCCAAGTAGTAATTCGTGGTGTACCTTCAGGAGTTGTATGTTTAAAATCAAAAACATATTGAATATTTTTATCAACAAATGACATAACATAAATGCCTTCATTTTCTACATATGCACTTTTTACATTTGAACTTTGACCAATGTTTCTAATAATTTGATCTTTAATATTTAAAGTTAAATCAGTTAAAGGAACTTTGTCTTTTTCTGCTGTTCGTAATAATGACCTAAGACCAGTAGCAGATAAAAATATTAAATCATCACCAATAGCTTGTATGCTATCTCTTGATACGCATCCAATACCACTTATTACTTCATTTAATGCAAGACTACCTACAGTAGTTGGATTATCATATACAGCAATATTATTTTTACCAAATATAATAAGTTGTCCATAAAAAGGTGCAATTGCTACAACCTCATCTTGCCCCCATATTTTACTTAAATCTAATACTCCAGCATCACCATTAATCCAATCATCACCATCTAATAAATTTGACCAAAAAACAACATCTGGCGATTCCGTTATACCACCACACCATAATCTTCCATAAACACCCATACCACAACTAGGATCAAATGTTGTAACACCGCCAGGTATTGTATATGTTTTAACAGCAACATCATTATTGTGACTTGCAGCAGAAGAACTACCAACACCTCTTGTGCATCCTGTAAATGTTGTAGCTGTAATACCTGTATACGATATTACTTCAGACTCAATAATTATTTGTCCAGTAGGAGGAAATCCAACTGTACTGTCTACTGTTATAGTAGTAACCGAATTGTTTATATTACTACCATCATTTATTGCTGTAGCATTTTGATGAGCAGACCATCTTTCACCAGTATCAGACGCACCATCATATCTTTGTGGTGATACTCCAGCGTGAAAACAATGTAATCTTTTATTAAAATTAACAAATTGCCAATCACCTGTTGAATTAGCTACTGTTCTTTTTACATTAGCACCACTACTAGGAAAAGCAGCATTTGGTGTAGTAAAATCTATTGTAAATATAGAAGTACCATGACTAGCAAATATTTTATTTACACCACCACTAACTGATTGATCATTATGTTCTACCATAGATCCTATTGCTGTGCCACTAGGAACAACTTTTTGCTTAAAACCTTTTCTAAAAGATATTCTTCCAGATTCTCTTAAAACTACATTATTTGCAGAAGTTAAATATGAAGGATCTAAAGTTGCAGGATTGTCTTGAGTGTTTAATCCATTAACTCCAAAATTTATTAAGTTTTGATAATTTAAAGGTTTAGCCATTTATATACCAGTCCGTTTCATAGCGAGTATTTCCACTATCTATCATGATAGCTTGTTTTAGTGATTCATTGGCTTCTCCAGCTGCTAAACTAGACTGTGTTCCACCATCTTCACCCCTTTCTGCAATTGCTCTGGCCCAGGCACCTAATATAACGGGTTGTGCAGGAACTTTTAATACAGTTGCAGCAGTTTTTAATTCTGTTTGTGGTTTTATAATATCAAAAGATAATGTATGAACTTCTGTTGGAATAGGTGATAAATCTACTTTTAAATTATTAGACGTATCACTACCATTAAAAGCATAGTATAAAGGCTCACCAGTATCGTCTGAGGGGAATTTTACTGTGTTAATGTACGTTCTGCTTACTTGGCTTAAATGAATGCCTGTAGTGTTATTTACAGCGTCATAAATTTTAATCTCTTGCCCAGAAGATAAATTATAATTTTTAGTACCTACAACAGTATTTATATCTTTTGTTTCTCTAAGATTTAACCAATCATGTCTACTTTCTACATGAAGTTTAGAATCATTTATTAAAGCACCAATAACTTTATGATAAGCTGATACTGTATTAGAGTCATTAATATTACCAGACCAATCACTAGTAATAGTATCTTCTCTAAGTCGTATTAATACTTGATTAATTAATTCTCTATAAGTCATAATTTATCCTTTAATTATTTTCCCCCAAACTGAGGCTTTACCTTTTACTATATCTACAACTTCTACTTGAAAATTTCCATTATCAAAAAAA